GGTAGGTGTCAGCAGCGGCGGCGTTCGAGGCATCCGAGGCAGTCTTGCCGGATAGATCGTCGAAGAATCCCATGGTCAGGTATCCATGCGGCCGGAAGTGCGAAGGGCGGCCAGAAGGTCGTTGTGAGCGGTCGAGATGTCGGCAGTGTCCGCCGTGTCCGGATCAAGGTCCGGCTGGGCAGGCATTGCCGGGAAGGTCTTGGCGGTCAGGTCGTCAGATAGCGTGTCGATGCGCTGGTTGATCGCGGTGAGGCTGGTTTCCGTCCCGCCGCTCTGATCCTTGAGCGCCTCTTGAAGCGCGTAAATCTGCCGCTCCAGCCCCTCCAGATAGTCGGAGAGGGCCGGATCGATATCGACGCGCGGGAGCGTCGTCCTGCGTGTTGCCATTACAGTCTCAGCGGCCGGACAGCGGCGTCGGCAGCGACAAGGCCGCGCGCGACAGGATCAGAGACGGACAGTTTCCACACGCGACCTTTCGGGCCGAACCGACCGAGACGACGGCTAGTCACACGGGTCCGATATTGGCCGCGCTTGCCAAGCGAGAGATGGCGCGTGATCGGGAAGGTAGACCCGCCGTCATTGGACCACGACAGCATGACGACCGGATCATATCCCTGATCGGAGGGAAGCAGCCGGCCATAGCCCGTTGCCATATCGAAGTGCATCGCGTCCACGATTGCGCCATTCGGGAAGGCGTGCATTGTGGGTGACACCACGTCCCAGATCATCGGCGCGCCGGCTTCGGTCGTCGTGTCGGAGTCGAAATAGTAGACATTACCGCCGAAGCGGTCGGCCACGATGGTCTTGCCCCAAGCCTGAAAGGCATTGGAATGACGCCAGCGGGTTTTCTGGTGGCTCCTGCGCCTGTGCCAAACGCCAGTTGCGGCGTCGTAGGAATAGGACCAGTCCGTTCCGGTGATGTTGTAGAAGCTATGGCCCTGACTGGCCCATGCCATGGCCTCGATACTCTCGGGAGCCGGGTCCGCCTCGATTGCGCGCTCAACCTCGTGATTGCTGATCCGGGTCGGTGTGTAGCCGTTCAGGCGATAAACGATGCCATCAGAGCCGACGAACAGGATTGAGCCGTCCGTCGAGACAACGGAGTGCTTGGCAAGAAGGCCCTTCGGGATGGTGCTGGACCCGGATCGAGGGCGGAACGGGTCATCCGCAACGCCAGTCGGTGCCCAGACCTCCGTGACCTTCGTGCCGAACAGGAACAGCTCCGACCGATCCACAAAACCGCGCACCAGCCGGTCCGGAAGCTGCTCCGCCGTGTAGAACGACAGACCGTCGATGATCGTGGCCTCGGACTGCTCCGAATAGTACCAGCGGCCGGTATCTCCGAAATAGAGAACATAGCCGACGAGATAATCGACCGAATTGACGTCATGCGGCAGATCCGGATCAACGATCCGCGTCACAGTATCCGACGAAATGACATAGCAGCCCACATCGGTCTGGACCACAATCTGCGGAATAGTCGCCTGATTGCGGGTGATCGTGACCTTCGACGCGCCGGGGATGGTCCCGATCCGGGTCATGGTCCCGTCAGCAGTCAGTTTCCACGCGGATGACGAGTGCACCAGATATGCGCATTGCAGGTCGTCGCAATAGATCGCGCCACGGCACGGCGTATCAGGGCCAGACGCAAATGGCAGGGTGCCATCGCAGGCCATGATGCCCAGAACGCCCTTGGCGTCCTCGCCCAGCTTCTCCGCATAGGCATTGACCAGCGAGGTCACGCCCATAAAGGCGTATTTGCCCCGATTGGTCTGGAATGCGATGGGGACGGCGGTCATCAGAAATAGCCGCCCTGCTGGACAGCGCCGGTCGGTGCCTTCGGGCCGATCTGACGCAGGGCGAAATTCGCCGCCTGTTTCGCGGCCTCTGCCTCGGCAATCGTGCCGAGCCCGAATGCCGGCCCCACATCAAGGGCAAGCCGCTTCGACAGCGCGACCAGGTAGGGACGTGCGACAGAGCCTGAGGACGTGTTCCAGAACTGAATGCTTTCAGCGGAAAGCTGGTCGAATACCGACTCCAGCGTCTCAATCCCGAACGCAAGATCATCCGGGGACGGGGCTTCCTCCGCAGAAATCAGGCTCAAGTCGCGCAAACAGCGCGTCACCACGTCCTGTTTGCTAAAGGTGCTCATTGCTTCGCGAACCTGTCATAGAAATCGAATGTGTAGACCAGCGAGCCGACGTGGCCGCACTGGTTGGACAGATCATGGTCGATGTGGATGGTTTCACCGGCTGCGGTCAGCTTGCGGCAGAAATACATATCCTCGCCGGAATAGACCTGTGCCTCATCGTTCCAGCGCACTTCAAAGTGCGGCTTGGCCGTCTGCTTCACTGCATCAAGGTTGAGCATGAACAGCGCCAATCCGACCGTGGCGACCTGTTCGACACCCTTCCTGCCCTTTGATTCCACCCATTTCCCGTCCAATCCTTTGGCGGTGTAGTGCAGGTATTCCGGGTTCTTCCGCAGGGAGTTGACGCCGATGCACCGCTTATCTGCCGCATAGAGCGCATGGGCTAGATGTGGCGGAAACACCATGTCGTCATCGAGCCAGAGCATGTGCGTCCAGCCCTCAGACAGGCATTCATCGAGCATCCCCTGACGTGCTACGGACAGCAGGGAGCAGTTTTTGGCGACCTTGAGGGACACGTCCTCGAACAGAGGATTGACCCCGATGAAGGCGGTCATGTGGGCCAAGCAGCGCGTGAAGTCGGGAACATGGTCCCGGTTGGACACCACGCAGATCGCCAGTTTTGCCATCAATCACCATGAAAAAGGGCGGAGCCGAAGCCCCGCCCGATTGATCAGTCGTCACCGAGCATCATGAACGACACCGAGAAGGTGCCGTTCACGTCAATCCAGCCATCACCGTCAACGGTAGCGGCGGACCCGGAGAAGTTGAGGGCCATCTTGCAGGCCGTCGCCGTCCCGTTGACGACAGCACCATTGGTCACGGCCGATCCGGTCGTGGTGCCACTGGAAAGCGTCTGGCTAACAGCCTGCCCGATGTTCTCATTCGTACCGTCCCCGAGCGTGCCATCAGCAGCTTCCGCAATAGCGGTCGTGCCGATACCAATCTCGAATGCGGTATCGTTCGGAACGCCGGTCCCGTCAGACACATAGGACGTATAGTCCTGCCGCGACCCCAGGAACGAGATGGCCTGTTCTCCGAACTGGAAAAACGTGTAGGCGCCATATGATCCTGAGGTGGTAGCGTCAGTGACGGGAATGCGGACGCGGCGGAACCGAAAATCCGCCCGGACGACGTTGTGGTCCTTGACCACGTCAACAACCTCAATCCAGCCCTGCGTGGGCTGGATCAAGGTTCCGAGGCCATCAAGGCCCGGATACGTGCGGTTGGGGAGAGTCATTCAACCCTCCTTTACGCATCAGCCGGGGACGAGAAGAAGCCAGAGACGACGCCCCACTGCTTCAAGGACGTGCTTTCCTTGAAGAAGGTCTTGGCGACACCATAGCACATCTTGATGCCGGCACCCTTGATGAACTGGTAGTCCGTGGACTCCCGGAACGTCGGGGTCGGCATCTTCGCCCACGGCATGGCGAGGGCCGCCTGTCCGCAGAAGAACACCGGAGACACGCGCGAACTGCCGTTACCGCCGGTCGCGAGATTGCCGATAATGCCGGAGTCCCACACATCATCCACGAAATTATCGATCTCGGGGACTTCGCGGACGACCACGCCGTTGTACATCAGGTCGCCGTCCTGGAAGATGATGTTGTCCTTCGACCGGGGCAGGGCATCCGCATGGATTGTGTCCATCGAAGCCCGGAAGTCTCGGAACGCCGTGGTGCCAGCGAAGGCCACGAAATAATCGTAGCCATCCTTGGTCTTGAACGGACGGATGCGCGGCTGGGCCAGCTTGGCAACCCGCTTGAGCAGGCTCACCGAATCGGTAACGAACCGATCGTTGGTCACGTCGATCTTGGCAAGATCGGTGACATGCGTGCCGGAGTAGTTGCCGACAGCATTGCCGTACAGAATGCGGTCGGAGTTGGCCGCCGCCCACGCATTCAGGCCGGTCGCCGTGGCGTCAGCATAAAGCTGTCCGTTCACGCGCTGTCCAGCACTGGACCCGAGGCCAGCCGGCGCCGTTTCGGACGGCAGGGCCATGAACGCCTGAATGATCTCGTCGCGCTGGAGCTCCTTGCCCCAGTCGGAGAGCATCGGCTTGGCCTCACCGAAGATATCGGCGGAGTCCTTCTGTTCCTCGGCGTCGTTGGTGGCGACCGCATGACGAGCCCAATCCACCCAGACACGCATGCCGTAGTTGGAGATGGCCTCTTCCTGATCAGTCAGGGTGCCGGTGGACTTCGCCGCGCCGGACAGAGAGCGGACCAGCGGAACGTTGACCTGCTCGCCGCCCTTCTTGTTGTCGTAGATGGTGCGGATGATCGAGGTCGGCGCATCGCCCATATAGGGCGAGAACATGTTTTCGCGGACGAATTCCTTGATCAGTTCCTTGCGGTACTGGACAAGCTTGTTATTCGCCTGGGGGGTCGTGATAGCCATTGGAGCGTCCTTTCAGAGCGCCCGCGACAGCAAAAAGCCCGCCTCTGAGCGGGCCATTCCTTCTCGTGATGTGCTGTCGTCTATCGGCGCAAAGCGGATTTCAGGAGCCCGCTGTCGCTGTCGTCGTCGCCCGTATCATCAGCCGCGAAGGCCGCCGGGGTCCGACTCAGGGAGGGCGGGAGTTGCGTGACCGAAGGACGCTGCTGCTGTTGAACCTGACCCGTGACCATCTTGACGATGTTCTGGGCCTGCGACGGGTCATTCAACGCCTGTTGCAGACGTTTGGTGAACCACGCTTCCGGATCGTTGCCGATCTGGGAAAACACCTCACGCTTCTGGTGCCATGCCATCAGTTCCCGAAACGGGTCGATGGATGATCCCAGTCGGTTATCCAGAGAGATTGCCTCCGGATCGCCTGCCGATCTCGCTTGCTGGGCAGCCTGCAATGCAGCATTGACCTTGTCCGGTCCATGCTCACGCTCGGCGTCCTTGCGAGAATAGTAGGCTTGGGTGTTCCAGATACGCTGTTCGATGGGGTCCAACTGCTGACGGACGCCATGATTGACGAAGGCGGCCGGGTCCTCATAGAGGTCCGGTGCCTGAGGCTGCGGCTGGTTCTGGCGCTGCAACTGCTGTAGCTGGGCCTGCAACGTGGCCATGTCACGCTCGTACTGAGCGGCCCGTTGCTCGGCTGCACGACGCGCTTCCGCTTCCTCCCTGAGACGCCACGATGGAATCTCATCTTTGGAGTTCTGCGGCTGTTCCGTGGGCTGCTCCGCGATCTGCGGGGCAGGGGCGATGTCAGGTTGGACTTCCGGCTGTGGGGCCGGCTGTTCAGCCGAGACAAATCGACCAGCCTCATCACGGGGCCTGCCTTGTTCAGGCTGTAGCTCCGGCGAGGCGTCCTGAGGAACGTCGTCGGTCAGTGCAGTGTTGAATAGCTCGCTGTCTTCGTCGGCCATGGGCCATACGTCCTTTCGCGTGTCGTGCGATTACGTGGTTCATCCATTGACGGCGGACGCGCCGAGAGCCTTATCGCGGCTCTAAACGATTGCCCCGTATCGTGGGGCGGACGATCTCGTTAAACCGGCTCGCGCTGGCGCAGCCAGTTCTGTTCGGCCTGCGACTGGATATCGCTGGCAAGCTTTTCCGGAGCCAATGAGGCATCGACGGTCGCCTTATATGCAGTGGCGCGGCTCTGGCTGGCCTTGGCCTGCGTGGCGTCCACGTCCGCCCATGCCTTGGCCTCCTGAGCCTCGGGGGAGACTGTGGGGCCGTCCATGCGCTGCAACGCGGACATATCCGGGCGGCCCGCTTCCTGCGCCCGCGCCATGTTCAGCATCGTCTCGGACTGTGTTTTCTCCACCTTGGCCTGCTCACCCGCCAATGCCAGTTCCTGCGCCGGGCCGGGCTGGTTGGCCTGCTCAATCATGCCGAGCACCTTCTTCTTGGTGCGGGAGTCGATACCGGGCGAAAGCTCGATCAGAACGGCAGGCGGAACCGGCGAACCAGACGACGCCAGCGCAAGAAGGGCATCGTAGGTGTCCGCCATCATCGTGATGCTGTTCGGCCCCTCGTCGATAATGATATCCACGTCTAGATTACCGAGCGCGTTGACAATCGTCGGCAGGCCGGTTGCTGGGTCAATTCCAAGGCTATTGATCTGGATGAACTGCGCCAAACCCTCGTCGTCAGTCACCCGGACCCAACGCTCGGCCGACCAGTGACGCTGGATCGCATTCCAGATCGCCCGGTAAACCCGGATTTTCCATCCGCGATAGGCGGCGATGTAGGGGCCAAGCTCGGCAATGCCGGCTTGCTGCAATAGCTGGATGGCGCGGCCCGACTGCCGTTCCACACCCGTGCCGAGAACAGCCGGGTTCGGGCCGAAGTTCTCGACCTCCGTCTTTGCGCCCTCAAGCAGCTTCGACCAGCCGGCAAAGTCAAACGTCTGGTCGTCCGCCTTGATCTCACCGCCGGGGTTTGCGACCACGACACCGTCAGGTCGCGCCCATTCCGCGCGGACCTTCTCAACGTCGTTGACCGATCCATTGGTCATGATCAGTCGGCGGGACGCCAAAATCTGGTTGAGCTTTGATTCCTTGAAGTTGATGGAGTCCTGTGCCGATTTCAGGTCACGGACAAAGCCATACCGATCCCCGTCATGGTCGATATTGGCGGAATACATGATAAACTTGCATTCCGTCCGGCCCTTCTCATCGACCAGATAGCTTTCGCCCTCCATCAGCACCAATGCGCCCGTGAAGATCGAATAGCACCAGCGACCCTTGTGCAGATACCAGCAATCGACAAGACGGACATTCTTCCGCGTCGTGTCGAACCACTTGTTCTCACGGTCTGGGCTGGTCGTGAACTCGGTCCCGTCCTGAACCGCTGCGTCCAGGTCCTCCGCGCGATCCGGGAACATTTCCTTGGCGAGGTCTAGGTCAACCCACTTGCTGACGCCCATATAGCGGGCATCCGAGAAGTCGGCGCGATAGCTGCGCGGGTCATAGAAGAACGTGTCAGGCTCTACGACCTCGAACTCGACATCCTTATCTTCTGGCGAGTTGCTGTCGCCGCTGACAAGGTTGATCTCAATGCCGCCGAAGCCGTCAACAGCGCCGTCGCGACCTACTTCGCTGCTCTTGGGGGTCCATTCCTGCTGGTCCAGCACATAGCGGATGCAGGCCGTTGCCAGATCGGCTCCTTCCTCGTGCTGTGGCGTCCGGGGGAATGCCTTCGGGTCCTGCCTGAGCCGTTCCAGAATGCCCACAACACCGTCCACCTTCCGGCGAATGCGGTTGTAGGTTTGGACAGGCTGCTTCCGCTTCTTGAGGACCTTAATCTGTTCGGCGGTCCACTGCGCACCATGGTAGTATCGGCGGGCGTTCTTCGCCTCGTCAATTTCCGCGCTCTTGTTGCCAAGATAGTCCGTGTACGCACGCTTGAGTTTAGCCAGATCCCAGTATTGCGACGGCGCAGACGATGATTGTCCACCGGGATTCGTCGCCGCTGTGGGCGTCCCGGCGCTATAATCGCCTTGCATCAAGCAACCATCCAGAGTCCGCCGTCGTCCTGCGCCTCAGGCTCGCTATAACCGTTCGGGTCCTCCCGAACAGCAGGCTTAGCCGGCGCGTCTCCGTGCATCATTTTGTCGAGCAATTGTCCAAGCAGGCCGAGCATATCAACCTGATCATCGTGCTTGCCCGCCGGGAAACTCAGCAGCTCGCTGTAAAGGTCAGGCAGCCAGTCCGCTCCGACAGGGACATGGAGCCCATTCAGCGCCATCCTGCCGATGATCGACTGCGCTCGAACCGCCTTGTCGCCCCGCGTCGGGAACTGCTCCCGATAGACATAGGCGCCGCGTTCACGCTGCCGCTGATCGATGAACGGGCCGACACCGGAGCGGATTTGCCCCGTTTCTTCCGCCCAAGCCATTGGCTTGTATCGCAGGACCAGATCGCAGAACCGCTCAACCCAGATGTTCGATGCTGCCTGCTGCCGCCACACGTCCAGCAGGTACATCCGGCCCTCCGGATCGATCCCCGCCACACCGTGGACCGTGTAATCCCCGCCATCTGAGGTAACGGCATAGTCCGATGCGCCGTATATCCGCATGGTCTTGAGGTCCGGCAGGCTCGACACCGGCTTGATCCATTCCTTCCGGAATAATGTGCCTTCCTCTGGCGCCGGGCGCTGCTGGTAGAGCGCGGACCATGTGCGGGCAGGCGTGGTCCGCTTGACCGCCCGCATCTGCTCGCCGTAGCCGTAATCATCATCCGACCAGAGCCATTCGCCGGGCTTTCTGCCGAGCGGGTCGTTTGCCTCTGCCTCCGCCGGCAGGCTGATCGCGTGCCATTCGTCGTGGTTCAACGCCCGGCCGGCAAGATCATCCTCATGCCAGCGGGTTTGGATCAGCACCTCACGGGCACCAGGCACAAGACGAGTGCGGAAGTCGTTTAGGTACCAGTCCCAGATACGATCCCGGATTAGTTGGCTGTCGGCATCCTGTCGTGACCGGATCGGGTCATCGATCAGACCCATATTCGCGCGAAAACCAGCAATGCCGGTCCCGACGCCAGCAGCGTAGTATTCGCCTCCGGTCTGCAACGCCCAACGGCCGGCTGCCTGACTGTCCTCCGCCAGCGCCAGATTGAGAGGTAGTGAGTGCTCCTGGATCAGGTTTCGTACTCGCCTGCCCCACTTCTCCGCCAACTCGGTCGTGTGCGAAGCGGCCAGCACATTCCATTTGGGACGGCGCTGCATCAGCCATGGGACAAACAGGACACTCGAATAGGTGCTCTTGGCGCTGCCCGGCGGCATGAACACTGCCAACCGAGGAATATCGCCACGCTCTACAGCCTCAAGCCCTTCGATCAGCACCTTATGGTGCCGGGCAGGCTCAAACCCGCAGAGACGCGCCCATTCAGTTAAGCTGGCTCGGATCGACCGGCGTTTCAGCAACTCCGTCGCCGCTGCCGACCGCGATATCTGCGAGTTCATCGTCACTCAGGTCTTTGGCAATCTGCCGGCGAACGGTCATGTCTACGGTCTGCGCAGGCTTGCCCCAGCCTCGATCAAGCAGGGCCGTCGCAGCGGAAACCCGAGCAGCGGGCGGCGCTTCGGGCTGCTGCATAACGCCAGCAAGCGTCTTGATGGCGCTTTCGGTGTAGGAGCGCGCCAAAGAGCGGATATCTGTCGGTGCTTTAGCCATTTAGGGAACTTTGGTTGGCCACCTCAAGGACATCGAATTTGAACCGTTTCAGTGTCGCCATGTCTGCCTTCGCGAAGAAATCGACAGCAATTTTCATCTGGTCACTCCATGCCTCGATCAGATCGGGCCGGCGCACAGCTTCTTTGAGAAAGGCAGCCCGACAGTGATCCTGCGCTTGGCGTACAAGGCGGCTCCGCTCGCTCTCGCGGACCCTGAAGCCGACACCAAGTATCTGACTGCTCAAGGTAACCTCCGGAAACTGATGACCCTACTGCGCTTTCCCATAACCGACGGGCCGAACTCGTCTTTGATCTCGGCGCTAAACCATTTGCCGGTCCATTTGCCGCTCTGATCTTTCACGTAGCCCCATTGTGTAAGACGCGCTTCGCAGTCTCTTACTGTCTCAAGAGATACGTCAGCCATTCAGTCCTCTGTAACCGTGTGGGAGGTGGCCAATGAAAAAGCCGCCCGGTGAGGGGCGGCCTGTAAGCGTCAATAGCGATCTTTAGCAGTCTGTAAGGCTTCGATGCTGGCGGGTCGCGACGCCCGCTGGGCTCTTGGATAATCCCGGACCCGGTGCGCACCGGATGCGCTTCTGCTCTCAGCGCCGCAGCGTCGAATTGGATTGCGGTGGGGCTAATCGCCAACCGTCTTGCCTAGCTTTCGCAGCCCAGGGGCCTTTTCGGCAAGCAACACCGCAAACTTGGATCAATGCGGGCCGGGCTTGATACCGGCTGCTGGCCCCGTTGACGCGCAGCGATGGAGTTGAACCAAGCACACTGCCAGCCGCTCTTACCGTTGAGCTATCCAACCGCGCCACCGACTGCGTGTCCTTCCACGCCGCCGCACTGAATCAGAACGGGACCTCCACCCATCAGGGCGCAGTCCCACATCTCGACTTTTACCCTACGTTTGCTGGACCAGTCCCGCAAGTGTATTCGGTTTGTTCTCCCCGCTATTAACAGCCGGTGAGACGTATCGGAAGGCGATGGCGAGGGTTTCCAAGCATTCCCTGATGCGCCGGCCGAAATATTTAAGCTCTGGTTCGGTGTCACAGCCGCGACGTGCTGCGATCTCCTTGATGCCTCGGCCATGGACGAGAAAGTCCATCATCAGCGCCTCTCCCTCCAAGCCCAGCTTAATTGACGCCAGCGCCAGCGCGCGGAATGCCTTCTGCTGCCGCTCCGTCAGGCCGTCCTGCGCGATCTGCCCGCCGTCCACAGCCTCCTTGGTCGTGTCGATAGCCTTGGCCGCTCCCAGCTCGGCAATCTCGTATTCCTGCTGCCAGTGACGTCCGCCGAGGTATTGGCCCTCGTCGATCTGGCCTCTGGCCCTGAGACGGGCGAGAGGATCATCACGCAGATTCCGCATGACGATGATCTTGGCCCCGGCCTCATATGGGTCATCTACCTGAGCCTCTACCGTCTCAGCCTGTCGGGATAGGTCACTGGCGCGCCTGTCGTGCGTCACAGGCCCGTTAGGACCTGCCAGCGTGATCTGTGAGCGCTTGAGCTTGCGTTTGGCCATGTGGTCCTGCCTTGGCAGTGGGTTATGGGAGATACGCAGGACAAATTTGGGACAAGTCCCGATCTCATTCCGGGAGAGTCACCACTGGTGATCGTTCGGCCTCTAGAATGGCGATTATCTCATCCGCCTTCCGGAATCCGTACAGCCTGCGACCCATTATGCGGACGTAGTAGTCCGCATCTTCGGCTCTGCTAACCTCTGCGTCGAACGCATACGGTTCAAGGATATAGGCGATCCTCTGTCTTAAAGAACCGGCTGTCCGCGCTTCGGTGCCGCCGCCCTCAAGCCTAAGATCACCAGTGGTACCTAGCACGGAAACGTCGCGGTCATTGTCCATATCTGTTTCCTTTATGTTCCACGTGAAACATTAGATGAGGCCAAAGAGGCAGGCGGCTCCGGCCAAATCGACCACACCAAGAAGCCCCGCGAACATCACCGCAAAAACAAGCGCTAGATCGTAAATATACTCGTTCATCATCCCACCTTCTTCATCGGTTGATCGGGGAGGGCGTCGAAGTCGTCGTCAGACAGCCCGAACCTCTCCTTGAAATCATCCCGTCCAGACAGAGCGGGCGATGACGCCTTCCCGGCCCTGATATTGATCCCATGGCGCGCTAGATCGTCGGCTATCTCGTCATAGGACTTGCGGGATGAGCGATCCTCGATCTGACGGCGCTCCTGTAACTGGCTTCGCTGGACGTCCTGTTGCCGCTGCCGCGCTCTGATCGAGGACATGCGGGATTCGCACGCGTCACGAATCTCCGCCACTGACGGAGCCCACTTCATCGTGGCCGGAAGGCCAGAAATCGGGCTCAGGATAGACGCCAGCACCGAGCGCGGATACTGCATCAGCAGTTCAACTGTGCCGGCCAGAACCACCATCGGGTCACCCACTTCGCGCGGGGGGAAGTAGCTGAACAACCTCCGCGCCGCCTCCGCCGCCTCCTGCTGGCTCACGCCGGGCGAACTCCCCGAGTTGGTCGAGGGCGTCTGTCCAACTTGCCTTGGATCGATCCTTACGGGTTTGAACATTCCGGGCTCCTGGGGTGCCTTCTGGTAACGGGGACGTGCGAGTTGCGTGGGCATCGGCTATCGCGGCCTCGAAATATTTGATGCCCCTCGGCGGCCCTTGGCCCTTGGCCGCGCGGGCAGCGGCGAGCGAGGTCACGGTCGGCAGAATGTCGAGTTCGAGGTCCCAATCCTTGAGCCAGCGGGCGACAAACGGGCGTTGGCCGAAGGTCGATGGCTCATCGGGATCGAAGCCGGCGGCCACCAGCACCCGCTGGGCTGGCTCGAACCAATCCGGAAGGCGGCCGGCAACCGGTCTCTCGGCCGGAGGATCGCCCAGAACCTCGCAACCCGCGTCCGCGCAAGCAGCAGCAGCAGGGGGCGGGGGGATCGGGGTAGTTATATGGGGGGGTGTGGGGGGGAAAGAAGAAGGGGAAAGGGGGGAGGGGGCGTCACTGTGACAGTCACGCCCTTGTCCCGTGACCGTCACGTTCTTGTCCCGTGACCGGGCCTTTCGTTCACGCTGCTTTGCCTTGCGCGCGTCCTCAGCCTCCTGCATCTCGGCAATAATCTCCAGCACCCCTGACATCTGTTCCGGGGCGAGATTGAGGGCTGCGAGGCGTCGAAGCGTGGAGGACGCAATGCTCATTCACGCCACCATCGACAGAGATTTGATGCACACCAGCGAGCGGCCCTTGACCAGCGAGGTGATGGCGTCAACATCCCGTCGCATCGCCTCGTCGCCTTCTGCAAGCAGACGCTCCACCTTCCGCACGCCGTGTAGAATCGAGGTGTGGTCACGGTGCAGTTGGAGGCCGATGGCCGGCATGGACCGCTCTGTGAGAGTCCTCGCCAGGTACATGATGATGTGGCGGGGCCGGGACAGTTTGAGCGTCCGCCGCTCGCTCTTGAGGTCAAGAACGGAAAGGCCGAAATAGTCCGCGACTACCTGAACGATTGTCGCAATCTTGATACGACCGTCAGCGGTGAGATGGGGAAATCTGACCGAAACAGTCGTCGGAACGTGGTTGTAGGCCATGGTCGGCGGCAAGCACTTTGCCACGTCAACCCGAGCCTCCGGGCCGGCCTGGTGGATCACGGGAGTCGGCTTGAATGTCCGATTTTTCATCTGGTGCCGGAGGGCAGCCATCGCCATCCGGTTCTGGCGCTCCCGGCGCTCGTCTGCGAGTTTCCGCTGCGTCGGTGTCAGCGGCTGGAAGTGCATACCCATCACGCCACCTCAGTCTTGATTGTGACACGGCACTGGTCGCGCTCGACATCAGGCTCGAAGCCGATGGAGACGCGCCGGACATATTTCTTGGAATCGTCACGGATGATTCCGTGTGTAACGAGAAGGTCCGTGACGGCCTTTTCACGATTGGCCGCATCACCGCGCGTCTTGTCGTCCAGATCGATCCGGATCGAGCAGGGAAAGAGGACTGCCGGGACGTTCTGCCGGTTCAGCATCAGCCCTGCCTCCAAGCGCCAGTCGTTGTATTGACGGGTGCGGTGCCGGCCACGCGAGTTGTTCGCGAATAGCTGGTTGACGCTCGGCGGGGTCGGAAGATGAATGACAAGCTCGGTCATTTCTGCCCCCGCAGCCGATCCGCCACCAGCTTGGCGTATCCTTGGATGTCGTCCCAGTTGTCGAGATGATTGGGATTGCCGCAGGCGATGCGGGCAATCTTCATCAGGATCATGTGGACGGCAACGTCTGCATCGGCCGGGCGGCTGAGCCCCTGGTTTCCTCTCCGCATCCCGATTTCATAGGAGTGCATCAAGGACCGATAGGTGTCGGCGACATGGCCGAACGATCCGTACCGCCCGCCGCGCTCTTTCAGGATGGCGTCAATGTCGGTCATGGTCTGCCCCCAAACCTAGCGTCCATAATCGGAGCGTCGATCCACTGACGCGCCCATTCCCGATCTTCCTGCCGGGGCGCTTGGTTCCAGACGCGCTCAAACGACCGACGCCATGCGGTCGCAAGCTCGTACTCGTCCTTCGGATGGTTGCTCGGCGGCGAGGTGCGGCGCTGGGCAAGTTCATGGACGACAGCGGCCTGCCGCTCTGGTTCGGCTTTCGCGACTTCCAGAAGCTTGGATTGGTTGTCGTCTATGCCGGCCTCGCGGGCGGCTTGCTTTGCCTCAGGCGTTATAGAGGCGATTTTCACAGCACGCTGGACTTCTGGCTGCGACACTCCGAGTGTTCGCGCCGCTGCCCGCTTGCCACTTTCTTTCGGCTGGACATTTGAAGGTGACACAAGTTGTGTCACCTTTGCCAATTCCACCCACTCCGCGATCTGCTCGCTCCGCTCCTGCACCGTCAGTTCGGCGCGATGCAGGTTCTCGGAAATCTCCATCAGCCGGCGGTCAACGTCGCTCCCCGTGCGGAACACAACGTCGATATATTCCCATTCGAGGCGCCGCGCCGCTTCAAGCCTGTGCGCCCCGGCGATCAGGATGGCGCTGGCATTATCTTCCGTGTAGACGCTCAAGGGCTGCACGAGGCCGAGTTTGTCCATGCTCTCCATGAGAGAGAGCACGGTGTTCTCGTTCAGGTCTCGTCGCCCGTCCGGCACGACAATCCCGTCCACAGGAATGGATTCTATCTGCATCAAATCGCCCTCGGGAATGCTTCGTTCGGTGACTGCTCATTGCGCCAGCGGAACAGCGCCCGTTCTTCGCCACGGCGATGGGAGTTCCACGCCTGGATCGTATAGGCAGCCAAATGCGCTTCACTCAGCTTGGTCGTGTCTGTCGCGTTCTTGATCAGCCGGGCGCGAAGCTTATAGGCCGGCAAGGTCTTGGAATTCAGTCCAATGCCAGTCGCGACCGCATCGAAGAATGCATCCGCCTCTCTGCGATGCTTGGCCGCGCAGATGTAGTGAACGAACCCCGCCCAACTCGGCGGCATGAGATTGGCCGCATAGAGTTCGCGAGCGAACTTCAAACTATCCTGGATGTCTTCGTGCGCCCGATAGAACGTCAGCAGCGGTTCGTTATCCACTGTGACTGTGCGCCCGTCCCAGCCATCCCGGTTGAGATAGCCATAGAGAAGCCGGGCCGCCGCCGCTGCCAGGCTTGAGTTCGGGATACCTTCGATAGCGAAGATATGCCCGGCAGTCCTGGCGATGCCTGTGTCCATGAATTTGAATGCGTCGTCATCAATCCCGACCACGACCAAGGACTGGAACGACCGTCCGGAAGCAATGCACGCCATCAGGCGGTGCTGCCCGTTCACGAGACGACCAGTCTTGGTGAAGATGATCGGCTCGCCGGTCAACTTCCATCCGCCCCGCTGCATAGCTTTGGCATAACGGGCGACACCCTTTTCAGAGTGGGGACGATTGCGCCATTCCTCATCCTTGTTGCGCTCCATCATGACAGACGCAATCTCCGGCGTAATCGTCATGACTTTCGCCAAATCTTCTGGAGGGTTGGAGATCAGCCACCGCAGTTTTTTCCGGTGATCGGAGGTGCGGTTGTGCTGGGGAACACCAACCAACGCGCCGCTCTCAGTCTTGTCCGCAGTGTTTCGATTGAATACATTCAGCATTCGTCACCTACTGCCGCCCGTGTTCTGCGATTTCTGCCGTGGACCGGGCGGCGAATGGCCCACGTCGCATCAGTCATCCGTTACCTGCGAGCCCACCACAGCCTCAGCCGCGACCACAGCAGCGTGAGAAGCCCCGGTGATTGCTTTCGTAATCTCAACTTCATGAGCAAGCTTCCGCATCTGTCGTTCGCACTCCGCCTCGTAGGCGGCCTTAAGGCGCATATAGATTGAAACGCTGAGCGACTTGATCTGGGACCGGCGGTAGCGAAGCTGCCATTGCGCCCAGTAATCCACGCTGTATTCACGCTCGACCGAGCGCATCGCATTTTCCAGATCACCGGGACCGCGGGCCTTCATCCGCGTTAGTTCACGGGACCAGTTCGCCGCCTCCTCGATGTATGCGCAGTCGGTCATTTTTTGACGCTCACTCAAAAACTTCTTGATCACTTGCAATCTCCAATCACGCATCCTGTTTGCATGACTGGAGAAACTCTCGAACCCGAACCCTGGTACTGGATCCCGCTTGGCTTGGCCGCCTTGCGGGTCGTGAATAAAAATGCGCCGATGCCGTTGGCCCGGTTAGGCGCTGTAGAAATCCTCAACTGCGCGCTGAGCGATGCAGACGGCAGAGCCGAAAAGGTAGGCGCTGCAAACAAGGAACAGTGGAGACCAACCACTGTTGACAATCAGCAGCATTCCAATCGTTCCGATCAGCGCCGAGCAAATAATGATAAGCAGTTTCACGGCAACGCCCCCTTGTCGTGAAAAAGAGGGGCCGTGGCCGCGTCTCGGGTCACGGCCCCAAGGTGCTCGCCCGGAGCATGGGAGGGAGGAACGGGCGAGAGGGAGGAATGGTCCATGGTCTGTCTTGCCCCGCGCACCATGGAGACGGGTCGTAAACCGGCAGTGGAGCAGCCGCCGGGCGCAAGCTCGATGATGTCGATGATTGATTGTTGCTGACAGGGGAGGCCGATCATTGATCGCCTCCTGCGCGCGCACGCGTAGCAGGGACCGTGCCATTCAAGGAATTCATATACAGGTCAAACAGTTGGTCCTGTTCTTCCACTTCATGCGGATCACGGCGGCGATGAGCGATAACGCGCTTCAACACCTTCACGTCAAAGCCATTGCCCTTGGCCTCTTTGTAGATGTCGGACTTGTCCGCATTCAGTTCCTTGACCTCGGATTCCAGGCGCTCGATCCGCTCGACGAAGGAGCGAAGCTGATCGGCTGCGTATGAATGCACGACCTGATCCACCCCACCGCTGTTGTGCCCAACGCTGTTCATGACCGCGTCTCCACACATTCACGGCGCTGACAGTCAGCAGGATTGGTGCAGACAGGGACAGCAGCCGGAGGACCGGCGCCATCTGTCTCCACGACTTCATGGAGCGGGCAGTGGCCGGGCTCGACCTTGAGGATGATGAAGCGGGGAGGCGGAAGGCGGGTCATTGGGTGGACTCCGCCTTTACAAACTTCGAAATTGGAATGCCCGTGAGTTCGCTAAGCTTCGAGGCGAGCGACAACGAGGGCTCCTTGTCGGGATGCCGCTCGATTTGGGACAGATGTGATGGGACTACGCCGAGGTGGGTACTCAGGCGTGCAAGCGTCCAACCATTGTTTTCGCGCCACGCGCGCAGGGGGTGAACATCCATAATGTCGAATATCACACAGAGTGAAGTTCACTGCAAGTGATATCTTCACTATGGCGATATGGCCCGACGCGCGGCTCTCTTGGACAAGTTGGCGCATGGCGCAGAAGCAATATAAGCCGACGTTCATCCGGGCATGGCGAAGGCTCCGGAACCTGACCCAGGAGCAGCTCTCTAGCCGCCTAGGGGAGATGGACGAGGATTTGACGCCGACAGGCCTGTCCATGCTTGAGAGAGGCGAGCGCGGATATACGCAACGCACCCTTGAAGCGATTGCGGAAGCGCTCGGGACCGACCCGGCAAGTCTTCTGATGCGCGATCCCGCCGACGACAGCTTCTGGCCCCTATTCCGGGAGCTTGAGAAGCTGGAAGGGCAGGACCGCGAACGCGCCTACCGCATGATCAAAGCGATTCTGGGCCACGATTGACCTCCGGCTGGACGATCACGAATCCCGCCTGATGATCCACTATGGCCCGCCAGCGACCACCGTGGACGGCCGCCATTGCATCCGCCAGAGCCTGCGCCCGCTGTTCAGGCGTGGCAATTCGCTCCGCGCCGGCCCGGATGGTCGAGCCAGAATAGGCACTTAGACCGATAGCCCCAGAAACCAGGCGGCGCCTGGTCATCCCCCCATTTTGCATTTCGCCCCTGCAATTTTTGATTTTATAGGGGCAGTCTGATGAGCGACGAGGAACAAAGCAAGAACAATTTGGCTGCCGCCAGTTGCCTCCCGGTATGTTCTGGCGGGGGTGAGGGGCAAAAGCCGCGCCCTAAACCGGCGGGGTTTTTGTTTGGCCTCGGGGCCTCCAGATCACCCCTAGACAAAAGAAGCCCCCGCAGTCGGGCGGACGCGGGGGCGAGGGGTCATGAACGATACGCGGCCTTGGCGGCCCACGCGCTGAAAATCTCTCCATCGATTGGGGCTAGAATGTGGCGATCTTCCCGGCCCACCCCCCGGTTTGTTCCGACGGGAGGTGCACCTAACACGTTAGGTGGGTGGAGCCGCTTGGGCGGCCCGTTGGCCGTTGTATTGTTACGATTACGCCGGCAAATTGGCATTAAAGTTCAATAACTTCGGAACTTGACTCAACTACGTAAGTTACGTATATAGATTGCGTCATGCACACCGTATCCGAACTCAAATCCTTCCGGAATGCGGCCGACAAAGCCGGGATGACCGAGGACGATATTGCCGATCTTGTCGATTTCCTCGCCTCAAATCCCACGGCTGGCGACGAGATGAAGGGAACTGGCGGGTGTCGCAAGGTTCGTGTCGCCGGTCGCGGCAAGGGTAAGAGCGGCGGCTACCGCACCATTACGTTTTTCACGGGCGACACGATGCCGGTGTTTCTGATCACGGTTTTCTCGAAGGGCGAACGGGCGAACCTGAGTCAGAAAGAGAGGGAGAAATTACGTCAACTTACAAAACTCATCGTCAGTGAGTATCAGGAGAGAGTAACACAGATTAGCACGTTAGGAGCGTGAACGGCGATGACCAAGAAAGCATTCGACAAGATCGCCGAGGGCCTCAGGGAGGCTCTGGCAGTAGCCCAGGGGACCGCAGAGCCTGCCAAGCTGCACGTCCCGGCTGAAATAGATGTGCGGTCGATCCGCGCGGCGCTGAACGCCTCGCAGGAGGATTTCGCGGCTATCTTCGGATTCACAATCAATCAGATCAAGGATTGGGAGCAGGGCAGGTCGCGCCCACTCGGCGGGGTCCGCGCCTACTTGATGCTGATTGAGCGAGACCCCGCAGCCGTTCGAACCATGCTGCAAGCGGCGGTTCATAAGAAAGCCGCCTGACCGCCCACACGTCCAGAAAGGCCCCGGTTCTCCGGGGCTTTTTTATTGCCCCATCCCCTAGGTTGAGGGAGGATGGGGAGAATAGGGGGGGGGTAGATATGGGATTTCTCGCTCGGTATCGCCGCCGCCATAAAATACTAAGGCTTATTGAGCGGCTCGTTAGCGGGGTGCCTCAGCTTCATGCTAAGGCCCTTTTAATGGGTGGATTTGGAACTGATTGGCGGCGTGCCGTTGACGCATATGAGTCAGCGGACCCAGAAGATATTACGATGACGGCAGCAATTCTAACTGCAACAAGTATGTCGCGAGTAGTCGTTGCTCAGGTATCAGATGACGAAAGAGAAATGACGATATATGCCCTCCGTACAGGGAATAAGTCCAACCGCTTGGCAAACGTCATTACTGACATGTTCGATAAATTATCCATGTTGACTAGCAATGATGTTGTCAAAGACACATTTCTGTACTCTCTATTCGGCGCGCTACAGGGCATGGATGATGAGCAGCGTAATGCCTTCAGTCTATCACATGCCTTGCAGTTGGCGCTGGACCGAGCAGGAGCTGACAACGGAACGGAAACAACAGAACAAGCGCCGTTTGTAGATGCAACTGCACCCGAGAGCAGGGCTACGCCTTAATTCACCCTCGGGCGCAATCCCTCACCACCGTGGGCTGCGGGTTCCTGTGCGGCCCGTATACGGGTTATAATTTCCGCGCGAACCGTAATTGTCGAACTGGGTGTTATTGGGCGTCGTGCGCTGGTGGCCGCTTACATAATTGCCGTTGGAATTGATGCGCGGCTGGACGTAGGTGCTGGATGGGTTCGAGCCAGTGCCGTAGCTCCGATAGGACGATCCGTAGGACGAGCCATATCCCCGGTTGCCGTACTGGGCGCTGGCAACGCTGGCCGACGCCAAAAGAATGACCGCAGAAATCAGCAGTTTCATGGTTTCCTCCCTTGTTTATACGCGGATGGTATCTCGGGACGGGGCGGAAGTCCCCGGAAAATAAATTCACTTTGAGTGATTTTTCACTTGCGTCCAAACTTCACTTGTGGTGAAGTCGCCTCCATCAGCTCACAGAGCGATGGAGGACGGGATGGCCGCGCCAGAAATCACAATCGACATTGCCAAGAAGGTTCTCGCCACCATCGACGCCGGACTGGTCAAGGGTGTCGGCAAGCCAGTCCCCGGTCAGATGTGCGTCGAGGCGGCCGTCTGTTACGCGATGGGACTGCCTCACAGCGATGATCCCATCTGTGTCTCGCGCGCGCTGCGCAGGCTGAAAATCCGACTTAACGACGCAAATTGGTCCAGCGATGCAGCTCGTGCCAACGGCCTGCGCCGTCTTGGTTTGGCCCAGCTCGGGAGCCGCGATGTTCTCGACGACAAAGAATTCGCCCGGCGCGTGGCTGAGTTGTCCATTCGCAAGCAACTACCGATAGCGCTCAGGGCCGCTGCCTCTGTCCAGAGGGATACGAAGCATCAAGAAGCACTGATGGCTGCTGCAAAGCGGTGTGAGAAGGAAGGTAGCCGACAATCTGCGCTAGATGCCCAGGCGGCCGCCTACGCCGCCTACGTCGCCGCCGACGCCGCCGACGCCGCCTACGCCGCCTACGCCTACGCCTACGCCTACGCCTACGCCGACGCCGCCGACGCCGCCGACGCCGCCTACGCCGCCTACGCCTACGCCTACGCCTACGCCGACGCCGACGCC